GCCATGTCATACGATGACGGCAAGCTATACGAGTGGCAGGGTAATCCCGCAACGGACGCCGCGCTGATCGCAAACGCTCCCACAAATTGCACTGGCATGATGGTGACAGAAGAGCGCTTTGTTGTATGCTTCGGCGCTGGCGGCGACCCGCGCAAGGTGCAGTGGTCGGATCGCGAGGATAACACAACTTGGACGCCCGCAGCGACAAACGAAGCTGGTGACATAAACTTGCAAACCAACGGCGTTATCTTGGCTGGGCTGCGCACACGCGGCCAGTCGCTCATTCTGACCACAGAAGACGCCCACACATTGACATATAATGGCCCGCCATTCGTGTATGGCGTGGAGCGCGTTGGCACCTCCTGCGGGCTTATCGCGGCCCGTGCGGCGGCTTCTGTTGACAACGGCGTGATCTGGATGGGCTTGCGTGGCTTCTTTGTCTACTCTGGCGGAAGGGTTCAGAGCATCCCGTGCGATGTGGCTGACTATGTATTCAGCGACATTAATAAGGACCAGCGTTCAAAAGTGTCTTGCGTGGTTAATAGCGCGTGGAACGAAATCTGGTGGTTCTATCCAAGCGCAGACAGCCTTGAGTGCAACCGCTACGTTGCATATGACTTTGTTGAAAACATATGGATCACAGGCGAAATAGATCGCACCGCTGGCGTTGACCGCGGCGTGTTCCGTTACCCAATGTTCATTGCAAGCGATGGTGAGCTATACGAGCATGAGATCGGCTACAGCTACGGCTCAAGCACTCCCTATGCCGAAACCGGGCCTATCTCTATTGGTGCTGGCGACAATCTAATGAATGTTGTTGAGCTTATCCCTGACGAGAAAACGCAGGGCGATGTGACTGCCACGTTTAAAACGCGTTTCTATCCGAATGGCGCTGAGAGCCAATACGGGCCGTTCAACATGAGCAACCCGACTTCGGTTCGCTTCCAAGGTCGTCAGGTGCGTATGCGCGTTGAGGGTAGCGTTGCGACGGATTGGCGTGTTGGCATTATGCGGCTTGATGCGCGGCAGGGCGGGCGTCGATGAGAGTTGTCCCGCCAATCACCTTTGACTTATCGGCGTGGGCGGAAAATCTGCGCCGCTACCTCGGCAAAGCTCTAAACCAGCTTGACGCCAAAGATGCGTCTGTGTCGGCGGCAGAGGATGGCGTCTTGCTCTGGGATCGCGAAGAGGGCTACCCGGTGGTCTCAAAGAACGGTGAGTGGCGTCAGGTTGTGCTTGAGGACGGCCACGGCGACTTTTACATTGCCGCAGACGTAACGGCGGCAAGCGCAAACACAGAATACAAATTAACCTACACAGCTGAAGCATCAAATAGCGGCATAACTCTGGGATCGCCAGCAACTAGAATTGTGTTTGAGGAAGCTGGGGAGTACGTTATAGCCTTCTCTGCGCAAATTTCATCTACGTCAAGCAGCACAGTTCACTTCTACTTCTGGCCAAGCGTCAACGGTACAGACATCAACAACAGCGCGATGACAACTGCCCTGCACCAAAACAACGCAACTTTGATTACGTCTCGGACGCAAATATTCACGGTGGCAGCCAATGATTACCTTGAAGTCAACTGGATGGTGGACAGCACTGCTGGTTTTTTAAACGCCACAGCAGCAGCGTCCCCTGTACCAAATATTCCGGCGTCAACGCTGTCAATTACGAGGTTGCACGGATGACCAGTGAAAACGTCATAAAGGTCAGTTTCGAGCCGCAGCAAGACCCCAAGGTGGAAATGTTCGCCGTTTTGCCGGAGAACCTTCCATCGGTGATCGACGACGCGCGCCGCTTCATAGCGATGTCCACCGCGCGACAGGACAACGTAAACGCCGATCACATCATCCAAGATTTATATGATGGCATGTCACTATTGTGGATGGTTTACGTCGACGGCACGCCAATGGCGTCCGTCGTGACCTGTATTCTGCACCACCCGTTGCGGCGCAATCTGAAGATTGAGTGGATGGGCGGAGAGGACATGCACCTATGGGCCGGCGAGGCTCTGGCCACTTTGACAAAAATAGCGAAAGAAGCTAAAATGGACGCGATTGAGACTGACGGTCGCAAGGGTTTTGCAAAATACGCAGAAGCGGCTTCCTTCCGTGAGACGCGCAGGCATTATGAGATGGAGCTGAGCTGATGAGTTCGACTAAGACGCAAACAACTAAAATGCCTCAATGGCAAGAAGATTTCATCCGAAACGAGATCCTGCCGCGCGGCGTTGAGATAGCTGACCAAGAATACACGCCATACGAAGGCGAGATGATCGCCAGCATGACGCCGCTGCAAAATCAGGCAATGTCTGGCTTTGGCAACCTCAACATGGGCGGCCAGACTTACGATCAGGCGATAGGCGTGCAGCAAGGTCTCACCGGCTTCAGCCCAACAAATATGGCCGCGGCTCAACTCGGGCAGGCGCAGACAATGCAGGGCGTCGGGGCGGTAGACGCCGCGCGCGCTCCGGGGCAGATCGGCGTCGACACGCTGGCGGCAACAAACTTCGACGCGTATATGTCGCCGTACACTCAAAACGTAATCAACCGCAGCCTCGAGACACTTGGCGGCGCCCAAGAGCAGGCGCTGAACAAGCTGGGCGCTCAGGCGACTGCGGCTCGAGCCTTTGGCGGCTCCCGCCAAGGTGTGGCAGAAGCCGGCACGCGCGAGGCTTACGGTAAACAGGCGGCAGACCTTGTCGCCGGACTGCAAGAGAAGGCGTTTACGCAGGCGCTTGGCTCCAGCCAGTTTGACATTGGAAACGTGCAGCAGGCTCGCGCATTGCAGTCGGGTCAGCAGATGACGGCCAACACGCTAGGACAGCAGGCGAGGGAAGCTGCGGCGGCACGCGATCAGGCGGCGCGCGCCGGCAACATGGCGGCGGCTAACCAATTTGCGCAGCAGCAGGCGCAATTTGAGCAGGCGGCAAACGCCGCGAACTATCAGGGGCAGTTCCAGACTGCGGGCATACAGTCGGCAGCAGCTAACGCAATGGGCAGCCTAGCCGGCCAGCGATTACAGTCAGAGATGGCGGGCCTCAACGCGCAGATGGCGGCGGGAGAGCAGGCTCGAGCCCTCGAGCAGGCTCAGCTTCAATCAGATTACGCCATGTTCGAGAAAGAGCAGGCGTATCCGCTCACGCAGCTTAACGCGCTTCTGGCGGCGGGATCTGGCGTTCCGGCAGGTCTCGGGACCGTCACAAGCCGCGATCCGTTTGGCGGATTGACGGCGGTTGGCAACTTGCTCGGCGGCGCTGGCTCAGCGGGCAAAGGGTACGCGGCAATGTTCCCCCCCTCAGACATCCGTCTCAAGGAAAACATTGCGCCAGCTGGAAGTCAGGGCGGCATAAACTTCTACACATGGGACTGGAACGAAGAGGGCAAGAAAGTCGCGCCGGAGGGGCAGCCTACGTTTGGCGTCATGGCGCAGGAGCTCGAGGCCACACATCCAGATCTCGTAGTAATCGGAGAGGACGGCTACCGCCGCGTCAAGTACGACGAGCTATATAAACGGATTGGACGATAGACATGGCAAGACTATTTACGCAGGAAGACATCGACCGGATGAAGGCCATGAACAAGGACACGACCGGCGTCGAGGTGGGCACACTGATGCTTCCCAATGAAGTCGAGGACTTGGGGTATGGGGCTGCGGAAGATCCCGCTCCGACCATGGACCCTGTCACTGCGCCAGTAGTAGAGGCAGCGCAGAATGCTCCTGCCGTAGTCACCAACGCTGCCCCACTTGCTGCACAAGACACAAGCGGCGCGGCAACACTCCAGCAGCTTCTGGCGCCGCAAACGACGACCCCGGCAGATCCATACGCGAACCTGAGCAAAACGCAGCGCCGCATGTTGGCGTTTTCCGCGTTAGAAGACGCAGGGGCGTCACTAGCTGGCCGACAGGGAGGCAGCTTCAACGCCATGCTTGGCCGCTTCAACGAGCAGGCCGACATGCAGCGCAAGGCTACGGCGGCGGAGCAGCGCAATCAGCTTCTAGGTGGTGGGCTGGCCAGCCGTGAGGCAATACTTGGCGCTGCTGCGCAAGGCTTGATTGACGGGCCGACAGCTAAGCTGATGATCGAGGAGCTGGATCGCCAGAAAACTCAAGGGACGGAAATATCTGGCAAGGCGGCTCTTATTGCGCGCATTGACGCGCTGATGAATGATCCAAACTTGGAAGACGCTCTTGGCTTTGAGGGCATTGTCCGCGGCTTCGCCTCTAACGTGGGGCTTGATCCAAACGTGGCTCGAGTTAATGAGATGATAAAGCAGATCCGCGGCGACGTGTTCTTGCAGGCGTTTGAAAAGTTGAAGGGCGGCGGCCAGATCACCGAGTTGGAAGGCATGAAGGCTGAGCAAGCTATGGCCCGCCTTGGCCAGATGCAGAGCCACGGAGATTATGTAAACTCACTCAAGGAGCTGCGCTTCTACGTTGATATTTTCTCACGCAGGATGCAAGGGGAGAGCATCCCCGACGAGATGATCTACACTCCGGGGCAAGATCCGCAAGGCGGCTCAGAAGATCCACTGAACATTTTATAATAGGGTACAAGCATGGCCTCCATACAAGAAATCCGCAGCAAATACCCTCAGTATGACCAGCTGAGTGACGAAGAGCTTGCACGGGCGCTTCACGGCAAGTTCTATTCAGACATGGATTTCGGCGATTTCTCAACTAAGATCGGACTGGCTCCCGCTCAAGAGGCTCCGACGATCCCCGAAGGCTCCACGCTTCTAAAGCAGTACCCAGACGGCGGTTACATCACGCAAAACCGCAAGACGCGGCAGATGAATTATGTCAATCCGAATGACGCTTATGTGACCGCCGATCAAGGCACAATTACCAGCATCATGCGTGAAGGCGGGGACGCTGCAAAAGTTGTAAAAGGCGAAATGTCCCGCGACGTGGTCGGCGAGGGCTTTACGACGATGGCCAGCATGTTTGGCAAAGGTGTTCCGTTTGTTCGCGGCTATGTTGAGCCAACAATGGCCAAAGTCAGCGAGTTTGCTGAGCAGTTTACGGGAACACCGGCTGTCAGCGAGGAAACTATCCGCGCCGCCATAGGATCGCAGGAGGCAGAGCTTCCCGGCTTAACCACCGCTGGTCGCCTCGCGACTGGTGCGGCTACTGGTGTGGCATCTGGTGCCGACCGCCTTATCAACGCGCCAACGCGCATTGGGCGGGCCGCTCAAGCTGTTGGCTATGGGGCAGGCATTGGTGGCGCTGAAGGCGCTGTTGCGGGATACGGTGAGGGTGGATTGCCGGGAGCAGTGGAGCAGGGCCAAACTGGCTTCCAGCTTGGAGGCATTTTTGGCGCGGTTGCGCCTGTTGTCGGATCCATCGTCGGAGGCGTGAGCCGCCTCAGAGCCGAAATGCCATTCCGCTCTGAGATTAATAAGATCGGCGCCAAGGGTGACGCTCGAAAGCTGATAAAAGACGCCGTAGAGGCTGACGGTGTTGGGGCCGCAGCCGCGGCAAACACGCCTTACGGAAACATAGCAACTCTCGGACCGAATATG